GGGTCGGCTGATGTTTCGGCATCTATGAAGAAAGAATCAAAGGGTGCAAGTAATATCGCAATATCGAGCTCTCTGTCTGTAAACGCAATCAGGGTTCGGTTTATGGCAGCTGCTCTGTCTGGCTCAGTCTCCTTGTCAACCGCTGGCAGACTATTCCTTATTACAGCAAGAATCAATGTTCTTTCTAATACTGACATAAGTGCTAAAGCTATTAGATTCAGCACAAATATTACTGCAGATAGTTCATTAATCAGAACCTTGCTGCTTCTTGACAATAAACCTTTAACAAATCAAACAAGAATGCTGGATGTTTCGACAACCCCAATTTTTACGGAGAATACAAACTGGGCTGGAGATTCTTCAAGATATTACAAAAACAGTGCTGCTAATGGCGGTTCAAAGAGAACATTTAATATTAAGTGGTCATTTATCCCAAATTATAGCAATGCAACTGTTGACTTAAATGAGTCAAGAAATTACATTAAAAATATTTCAATGGATGCCGATACTCATACTTTAACAGTTATTAGTCAAGATGAAGATGGCATAACTCCATATACAGAAGAGAATGTCACTGTGTTTGTTTCAAGTTTTTCTGAAAACTTAATAAGAAGAGACCTTATTAATGATGTATACTATTTTGATTGCGCGTTAGCGCTAGAAGAGGTTTAAAATGTTGACATCTGGTATATACGGAAAGGAATTCTCTACTTCTTTTAATTCTTCTATTATATCTCCAGCCCAGAAGATTAAACCTAAAATTATGATTAAATGGTTGGATAGTCGCCATGTTGATAATTTGGTGATAACAACAAATGATGCTCCTGCAAATACTGCTTACCCGAGCAGGGGATTTTTCTTTCCAGTGTCAGAGGCTATGAATGGAATTAAAAGACAATCATTTACTTGGGCAGTTGCTGGGGCTAAGGATGTGTATGGTGATGTGATCAAGGCAGATGGCACATGGTTTGCAATGCCTTCCTTAACATCAAATGATTTATCAAATACTCAAGTGGGCAGTAATCTTGAATTCGGGTGGTGGTCGAATAGTACCAGTAATTCAAATATCCATGGCACATATAGCGGATATGGCTTTGTAACAAATCCTTATGTTGAAGCAACATTCACTACAAGAAAAGTAAATAAAATTAGGGTTGTTACATCTGAAGCGTATGGTCAAATATCTAATTATTTAGTGCAGGCATATGATGCTTCCTTAAACCTTGTCTTGAATGAAGAGGGTGTTATAAAAGATGGCACATATTTTCAAGATCACAATATATCCGTAGCTGCTTCAACTCAAAATATATCAAAAATAAGAGTGACTGTACGCACCACAAAAAATCCGGTTGATTTTGCAAGAATACAGGAAGTTGTCCCAATTTACGAAGAAGACATTAGTGATTACATAATTGATTATTCTGTTAATAGAACTCGTGATGTCCACTCAACGAGTCTCCCAGTTGGCGGTTCAGGCATTGCTAGTGTTGATTTGAATCTGGATAATACAACTAAGGTTTTTAACTTATTTAACACAAGCTCTACTTATGGCAAATATATGGTTAAAGACCTTGAGGTTGAGATATACACTGGCTGGAGAATCAAGAAGCCATCATTTGATAATATCAATGCCTCATATTTAACAACGCAATTAGCGGCAAACATATCCAACTCTTCATCTACATTTACTGTTTTGGATAGATCAGCCCTACCTGCTGGTGGAGCTGGTAATGAGTTTATTGTTATTTTAGATAAAGACACTCAGTCAGAAGAGATTGTGCTTTGTTCTTCTGTTAACTCTTCAAATGTTGTTACAGTCGCACAAAGAGGCTATGGCGGGTCTATAGCAAAATCTCACACTACTGGTTCCAGTGTCAGATTTGATATTTATGAATATGTAAAAAATGGAACATTCTATGTCGATGAATGGTCAGTGAACACAGACATGACCGTAAGCGCAAACTTACAGGACTGGACAAAGTTCCTTTCGGAAAGGACAATCAATTATGGGTTCTTTATGCAAAATGCGTATGTCGGTGATGCGGTGAAGAATCTTTTAATGAGAGCTAACTTTCCTAGCTCTGATATTGAGAAACTCAATTCTTATAAAAGAGGGGCTGTTGAGAGGGGAGCCATTACCCTTTATTCATTCAATGAAGATACTATTGATCGAAGTGGAAACGATATTATCCCATCCACTGGGTTGCGTTCAAGATTTTGGGGGATGCCAGATAACAAGAAAGATATTTCTGTAAAAGATATTGTTGCTGACGCTATAGACAAAGAATTGTCACCATTGGACAAAGCTCTTGGAGAAAAAAAATTCATATCCCCATCTAAAGTTGTTTTATCTAAAGATATTTCTGACTCGAATACATACGCTCTGAAGGTTACTGATTACCAGTTCACTGGTACAGACTCTAAAGTTTACAGTGATTATTATAACGGAGTTTTTGATGGTTACTATATACCGACAGACTCTGGCCTGCAAAGTCTAGTTGCGGTTATTGCTTATGGCGGGGTCAAGATTTATCTAGATGATGTTCTTATTTTGAACAGATATAAGTTAACTACTGTGTCAACTAGGTATCAATCAAGTACTGTTAATTTGACAGCAGGTGTTCCACGAAAGATAAGAATAGAGTTTTATCATTCTTTTAATAATTCAGGCGCTGCTTCTTTTAAATTGTGGTTGTACAAGGCTTTGAGCGGGGGCTCAGATGTTCTTGTTAATGCTTCAGAGTGCACAACGATTGTTGGGCTGGACGCTATTGGTTCAAAAAACCCATCATCAAATATTGCTGTAGCTGATGCTTACAACCATAGAAACAATGCTGTATATATAAGTCTGCCAAAATTGAATCAACCAACTGGTTTGGTTTCTGATATAAATAATAAATCAATACTGCTAGAATCTAATGCTTATGTTAGAATTCCATATCATGAAAGTTTTGATGTTGTAAACTCTAATAGTTATTTGTACAATAATGAATGGACAATAGAGTTGCTTGCAAAATTCCATAACGGCTCGTTTAGCGTGGATGGAGAGTATATCAGTAATTGGAATAATTCATCACCAACAACCGGATTCGAATTCTTTAATAACTCCAGCTCTCATGGTTTTAAAATAAAAACTTTAGCAAACTCAACAGTGACAACGGAAACTGTTTCATCCAATGTTGCTTTATCAAATAGTTCATTTTATCATTTAACTGTTTCATATGATGGAAGTTCGTTAAAGTATTATGTAAATGGTGATTTAAAAGATACCGAACCTGTTGAGGGTGTTCCTATTGCATGGGCTTCAAAAGATATTACGATTGGGGGTCGGGCGGCATCGTATTCCGCCGGGGCAGAAGTACCTCCATCAAGTTTTAGAAGTTTTTATATTGATGAATTTGCTATATATAATAAATGTCTGACGAGTAGTCAAATGTCTGATCGGTATACAGAATCGGCTATGCAACCGTTGACCGAGTTTGGTTTCCTGTATGGGAATGACAACTCAATTCAGGAAGTTATAAATAATATAACATTTGCTGATATGGGCAGGGTGTATGTAGATGAAAACGATAAAGCTAAGTATGAACACTTCTACCGTTTCTTTGAACCGTCCATTACTCAGCATGCGAATGTGCAAACTTCATTTAGTGATTCAACAAATATTATAAATGCTTCCTACAATGTCGCTCTACAATGTAATAAAGTTGTAATACCTATTGCATCAGTGCAAACAGCTTCTGGAACAGCACAGAGCCTCTGGGTGGCCCCTGACGGGTCTTCACTGGGCACTACTGAACTTACTGCCAATATGACATCCAGTTCAAATGTTGCTTATGTATCAAGCACAAAAAATCCAGTGTTCTCGGATACAGGATATCTTAAAATTGGGAATGAAATTGTAAAATATATATCGAAAACAGCAGTGTCTTTTAACGGGCTAGAGCGTGGTCAATTTCAAACAACAGCAGCAGCTCACTTGACTGCCAGTAAAGTTAAGGAGTCAAGGTATTATGATATCAAGTTTGATAAAGCTCCGGCATACAATATTAAAACTCCTTTTGTAACTCAAATATTATTTGAAGAGCCGGACAAGATTGAAATAACAAAGTTTTTGCCGTATGCATATGGAGCTGAGCTAATCCTTTCAGCAACAGAGAATTCAATTGTTGGTGAAATTGCCATTATACAAGGAACAGACCCTATAACCCAGTACCCATATGCAACATCAATTGTTGGCACCGCAGTGTCTATAACGGAGCAGAATGTTCAGGTCAAGGAGCAATCTGCTTCCACTAATGACAGTATTAAAAAATATGGGATTAAGGATTTGACTGTCCAAAGCCCTTTTATTACCGATGCGATACATGCGAAAAAATTGGCTGATTTTATTATTGATAAAACACAAACACCAGTGCCTATTATAAATATTAGTATTACAACCATGCCCAAGATTCAACTAGGTGATAGAATTAGAATAACAACTTTATCGGCTCTTGATATCTCCAACACTGATTATTGGGTTATATCTTACAATATGTCGATAGCTGATAATGTTACACAGAACTTGGTGTTGAGGAAAGTTTCTTAATGGTTAGTGAAAATACAATATTCTTTTATCCTGGTCGTGGTGGGCACTCTCATGATGGGGAGAATTCAAGCTTTATTGACACTTCTAAGTATTCTTTGTTTGATTTTTCTTGGGGTTTGCTGGGTGATCCTGACAGACAGGCTTCGCAAGATCGTAACTATAATAGCTTTAAAGATTTTATTATAAACACTGTCAATCAATCAATTTTAAATCCGGCAGGGCTGGTTCTTCAGCCGGGTATTGTTAACGGCACTGCTCATATCATATCTCGATCTTTAACGACTGAGCTTATAGCAGCAAATGCAATTACTGCAAATGAAATTCTGGCGGGGACTATTACCGCAGATGAGTTGGCTGCAAATATTGTATTGGTTAACAATGTTATTAGAAGCAATACTTTTGATGGCAATATTGCGGCTAATGGTTCAATCCTGACAGCTGGTACTACAGGCTGGGCGATAGCTGGTGACGGTACAGCGGTATTTGATTCAAGCTATATTCGAGGAACAATTATAGCCGGGGCTGTATCAACGCCTGGAGTTGATATCTTATCCAATGGTGCAATTGTAAGCAATAACTTCTCGGTTACAGCTAATGGAGTTCTGTCAGCTACTGGTGCAATCATATCGGGAGCAATAACTGCAACTAGTGGAACAATTGCTGGTTGGGATATTACAGGTGATAATTTAACTAGTGGTGGTGGATAACTTCGTGCCTCTGGATTTTATTTCTGCTGAAGCTTTG